CAGGTCTTGATGCGGCAATCATGTGCAACTTCCAAGGCGATGTGATTGTAGGCACAGACGGCGGTAAAATCTTCCGTTTGACTTATGACAGAGACACGGATGACGGCGTGATGATTACTTCTGAGTGGGAATCTGGTTCGATGGATTTTGGAGCTTCCAACATGAGAAAGTATTCTTCCATGATGTGGGTCAGCCTGAAGCCTGTAGCCGGAACGAGCGTTGATGTTTGTGTTATCACAGACAGGAAGAACACTTTCAAAGAGAAAATCATCAGCTCAGAGAAAGCAAAAGTTCCGGGTCAGCCTTTCTCTGTCAGGTCAAAGATTAAGGCTAAGAAATTCGTCTTTTATAAATTACTGTTGAGCGTTGACAAGAAAATGCCAGCAGTAACGATAATTAACGTAGACTTCCGAGTACGCCAGACTGGCTACTCTAAGTAGAGGTGAAATAATGGCAACTACAGGACTACAGGATACCTTTGTTAAACGCCAGCAGGAGAGTGCTGACAAGATCGGTAATCTCTACAACCAGCAGTACAATGCACAGGCGGCTAACCTGAAGACGGCCTATGACAAGAATCTTTCAGATGCTCAGGCGGCACAGCAGAAGATCGCCCCACAGTACCAGACCCAGGCTAACGCCCTTGGCGCTCAGTACGAGAGAAACCGCAGAAATCTGAATCTTCAGAACATGATGAACGGCATGGGAACTGGAACTGCCGTGCAGCAGCAGGAAGCTCTGAATACAGCGTTCCAGAATAACTATGCTGGGCTAAGGGCGAATGAGGCCAATGCTCAGACAGAAGCTGGGCAGAAAATCGCAGACCTTGGCTTTAACTACCAGCAGCAGCTCGCTTCTGCGAGAGCTGAGGCAGAGAACAAGAAAGCGGCTTCGCTTGTGGAAGATCAGAACAAACAGAATGACTGGTACGATACGCAGGCTAAACTCCTGTCTGGTTATGGTGACTTCTCTGCTTATGAAAAGTTGTACGGCAAGGAAGCTACAGACCAGATGAAGAATGTATGGATTATCCAGAACCCCAGAGCAGCTCTTGGAGCGGGATTGATTGACGCTAACAGATTTAGAGAGATTACCGGGACGAATCCGTAAGGAGTAGGACGATGGCAGAAACCACAACTACTGAAAAGAAAACTGTTCAAGATCAGTTTAAGGCTCTTGAGGCTGAGGGACAGGCTAATATTAACAAGACTTATGATAATAGCCTCGCCTCCCAGAATCAGGGTTGGCAGAACGCCTTTGACCAGAATCAACAGATTCAGGGCCAGCAGAAGCAGGCGGTTCAGCAGGCGTATAATCAGGCGAACTATGATCTTGGTGTTCAGAACACTCGGAACGACAACAACCTTACGCAGTTTGCCGATGTCCGTGATGTGAACACCCAGCAAGGATCGCAGCATAGGCTCAGGCTGAACAATGCTCGTAACTCTGCTAATGCAAAATTGGCATATGCTCAGGCGCAGGCTTTGCAGGAATCGGAGAGACAGGCTGCTCTTATCGAAACAAACTACAAGAATCAGATATCTGCTGCACTTGCTGATAACAATTATAAGCGAGCCGCAGCCTTGATGGACGAGTATAATAATCAGGATAAAAAGCAGCAAGAATACGCACAGCTTCTCGCTGCGTCTGCTGGTAATTTTGAGCCTTATAAGAATATGTATGGTGAGGATACCGCCAATACTATGCAGACGATGTGGAACGCCCAACATCCCGAAGAAGCTTACCGGATGGGCAATATTGATGCCAATAAGTATAAGGAAATTACTGGCAAATGGCCTAAAGGTTATACGCCTCCACATTCTGGTGGTGGGAATGATTGGTATGATCCAAGCGGCGGCAAGGGCAAAGGCGGCGGCTATTGGTCGTATAATCAGGGATATGCTACTTATATGAACAACTACGGAGGAAAGTAATATGGCTAAAGCAGCGTCTGGCGGGTCTGGTTCGCTGAAAGTCTCTGCTTCTTCCGGTAAGGCGAGCACCCAAAGCACATCAAACAAGTCTCAGGGAACCACTAAACAGACTTCCGTTTATGGGCCTCAGAAACCAACGGCTACAACTTCAACTGCTAAAACAACCAGCAAAGTTAGCGGTATTAATGCCAATATCCCATTTGTTCAGCTTGGCACTGATCCTACTAAAGTTTATCAGACTGGCGATCAACAGCGGGATACTGCGGCTATATATCGTGAATTATATAAGGGAAACTACAAGGCTGGAGACTTTGAGTCTAATCGGTCGGCTACTTACCTTAACAGTATCCTTGATGGGCAGACGAGACTTGATGCCTCTAATTCAGACCAGTTTCATTCGTTTCTGAAAGAAGCGCAAGACTTTGAAGCTCTTCACAGAAAAGAGGGTGACACCGCAAGAGCAGATTACTGGCTTGCGATGGCTAACACCTATCAGGATGTATACAAGTACAGCGGTCTGCACTATTCAGATAACAGGGCTCAGTATGCTGCGTTAGAAGAAGAGAAATCTGATTTAACGACAAAGCAGACTGAGCTTGGTTCGGCACGCAATAATGCGAATAAGTCTGCTACTGTCGGTATGCAGTCTGGTAATTTTCTTGGCGAGTACGCGCAAATCCTGAATGATGTTAAGAATAATGATGCTCGTCTTGCCGAGATTAGTGCTGAACAGGCAGCGCTTGATGACGATCTCTTTGATACATTTGCTACCGACGAGGAAAAAGCAGTAAGAGATCGTCTCCAGAATTATACCTATGCGCCCACTGGCTCTTGGCGTGCATCTGCTAATCCTAATATCCTCACAGAAGAAGACAAGGCTAAAGATCAGGCTATCTATGATAACTTCATGTCTGGCATGGGCCTTGATACCAGATATCTCAACAGGGTAGACAAAGTTAATGCTTGGGTTAATTCTACTGCTGCGTCTATTGGTGAGGGTGTGGTTGGCGCTGCCTCTATTGCCGCTAAAGCTGCATTTGAAGCTGGTGAGGCAGAAGAGCGCTTCAACTATGATGCAGAACATGGCCCCGGCGCTTATGATGCTCTTCATGCCGGAGAGAAAGAGGCCCGTGACCAGAGGCAGCTTGATGCGCTTAAGATGGAGCGTGGCACATTTTCTGATACGAACGAAGAGATTGCTGTAAGAACTCGTGTTGCTCAGGGCCAGCAGGCTGTTGATGCAGCACAAGCTGAATTTGACAAGGCTAATGAAGAGCGAGATAAGTATTACGAATCTGGCGGTGCTCTTGTCGAAGACGGCAAAATGTCTGAGTACCTTTCCGGCAAGAAAGCAGTAGACGACAGATATAGAGAAGCGAAGCAGGCCCTTGAAAAAGCAAAAGGCGAGCTTGCCCAGATGAGCGGAGAAGAGACTTCTCTTCGCTATGATATGGCGTTTAATGGCGGCGAACAGACAATGGCAAAAGTCGATGCTGTTGTTGATAGCCTCAATGCTACTGCACAGGAAGAGACTCGTAAAGCTCTGGTTGAGGCAAGCAAGCTTGAAAAGTTTGTCTACGAGGGCGGTCAGACAATGGTGCAGATGGGCTTTGATATGGCTACTGCGCCTATGCTTGGCGGCTCCTCTCTCGTCCCGATGTTCATTCGGGTTCTCGGACAGGAAAGTGCTGCTGCACGCAGACAGGGAGCTACGACTGAGCAGCAGCTACGCTATGGCTTGACTAAGGCAGGCATTGAACTTCTTACCGAAAAGATGTTCGGTGCATTTGATAAGATTGGTTACGGCAAGGGCTTCGCTAATGAAATGTCCGAACGTCTTGTGGCTATGCTTGCGGATGGCGATCTCGGGAGGACTGTTGTCAGAACTTTTCTTGCTATGAATGAAGAGGGCTTGGAAGAATTGATCTCTGAACTTCTTGGCCCTGTCGCAGAAGAGATTCTGAGAAAAGGCGGTGGTAAAGAAGCGTGGGATAAGCTGTGGACTCCAGATGGTGTAGCAGAAATGCTCCACAGCTATTTGCTTGGTGCTGCTCTTGGTGGTCTTGGTGCTGTTGGCGGTATTGTTACAGGCGAAAATGCTGAGGCAAACCAGCAGCTTAGAAGAAACGCAGCAAGCAGTGAAATTCAGGCTCTTAATAATTACAATCAGGAATATGATGCTCGTATGCAGGAGTATACGAGGTGGGAGGGCATGAGCGAGCGTGACGCTGAAGCTCGCGTAAAACAGGAACTTGGCGAAGCTCCAACTGCCTCTGCTGGAAGTATAGCCGCGCAGAAGATTGCTACGATTGACCAGTTCTTTGGAGCTCTCGAACAGCTTACTCCAGAAAATGTTGCTGAGTTTAGAGACAGCTTGCCAGATGAAGTTCGACTTACACAAGAAGAGTTTGACGCCGCCGTTAAGATGGGCTTGCTCGATAAAGAAGATGCTCCCAACTATCTTGTTAGAGGCGAAACAGCAGAGGGCGAAGAGACTGCGCCTGAAGCGACTGGTGAGGGCGTTCAGTCTCGTCTTAAGAAAGGCGATGTAAAGACCGAGAAGACTGACGTAGCTGGGAACCCTGTACATCGTATGCGCCAGCTTACAGATCGTATCGCTAAGGCGATGGGCAAGCTTGGCTATGGCTTTAAGGGGAATTCCGATCAGGCTTTCCAAGACGCTACTGGCATAAATCCTGACGAGCTGGAAGCCAATAACAACGCCGAATCTAAGTCTGCCATGCAGGAAGCTGGCGCAACACCAACGCCTACTGGCGGTGATGCTGCGTCTTACAATCTTTCTAACTACGATCAGGTTGGGCTTAATAAGCTTTGGAAAGACAGGAAGCTTACTTCAGGCAACTATGCTGAGGCCATGGTTCAGCGTGGTTTCTGGTCAGAACAGACTGCAAGATCGTTTCTCTCTTTAGTCAGGAGAGAGGGTGATCGGCTTGGTATAAATACCACGCAGGAACGCAAGCGCACGCTTGGTAACTATATGATCGGGAACACTAACGAGAACTCGACAAACAATGGCAAAAGTAGTACAATAAACACAAACAATGACGGAGAGGTTGATCTTAATGCCAACAATAGACGAAATGATAACCAAGTCGTGGGAAGCGTTCAAGAAGCAAACGCCGGAACAACTGAAACAGCGGATGCAGATGGAGAAATCTCACGAGGAATTGGAGCGCACATCAGTGGAACAGGAGCTCAAAAATCATTCCAAGAATCGTTAAAAGAATATGAAGATGCAGGCGGCAAGGCAGTTCCTCGCGATGAATGGACTCCGCTTGAAATCGAAGCTGATGAATTTCTTCGTGGGTTAGGTATTACTGGTTTAACTGTCATTGACCCACAAGGCAAACAAATGCCTAAAAATGGCAGCTCTTCCAGAACTCATCCCGGGACTGGTGTTTTTGCCGTGCGGGTTAATACTGGCGATTCTAAAGCTGATGCAACTACGTTTAGAAGAACAGTATTGCACGAAGCCATTCATAATAAGATTACGCAAGCAAGGCTATCCGGCAACCCGGCGATTAGCTTAAAAATAAATGACGAAATTAAAGCATCTGGGTTTATTTCTGACGATGCATATAATCATGCGTTAGCTGCAATAAAAGACGCTTATGCTCACTATTTGCTTGGAGCTCCTGAGAGTTTTTATGATTTGCTTCCTGAAGACAAGGCTATTTGGTATGGCAAGCAAAGCGAAGACGACCTAAAGCGCCTTGAGAGCAGAGCAAGAGACGAACTTATAAGCTTTCTTTTTGCGGATCAGCATCAGGAAATATTTGAGACTTCACAGCTTTATGATCTTGTGCGTGCTTGTCGTTCTATAGTGTCAAAATATGTTCTCGATAATGCAGACATACAAGTATTCCAAGATTATATCGAGGGTAAACAAGCAAACCAAAAAGAAGACGCTGAAATAGAGATACCAAGCAACCCGCCCAAACCAGCCGTTGGCTCTGGCATTATGGGCAAGCAGTCTCAGTCTGCTGCATTGCAACAGCAGGCTACCAGAGGTGAAGAGAACACTGTTCGTGAACAGGGGACTATTTACGTTTCCAAGACTAACGAATAACGTTCCAGAATTGCCGACCATGTTCTATCAACAGAGCAAAGCCGAGACGCTGAGATTAATCGCCTTATCAATAAAGACGAGCGCTGGGATGACCAAGATGTCGTAACTGCCGAGCGTGCCATGTATAACATGGTTCGTGCCATTCGTGATTATCAGCTTGGCAACAAATATAAGATGCCCCGTAGTGGCTTCCTTGCCTTGACTAATAGATATAATGAGCTTGTTAGACGGCATGTTCGTGAGAAGTCCAAAGCTGGTCAGGAACTGCAAGCTACGTATCAATTTACCGAATCTGAGCGCATTATGAACCGGATGGCGAAGACTTTCCTTGGCTTCACCAAAGACGGGGAGTTCGCCGGAGAAGCACCGCTTGCTGTCAACGCAAAGATTTACGCCGGAGCTGAGGATGCTGCTAATAGAATCGGCAAGGCTGTCGAGGCTAAAGATGCTAAGGCTCTTGCTCAAATTTGCAAAGACATCTCAGATATCCGTGGCGTTAAAAAGATGTTCGGGCCAGCCTCTGAGTTTGCTTCTAAGGTCGAGAACGAAATCCTTAATGCGATTGCAGGGCAGGAGAATGGCGTAGAAGCCTTGCAGACTTTGGCCCTTGGAAACCTTAATGCTATCTGTGATGATGTGCAGCCTTATCAGGTGCTTAATGCTGCAAAGACTATTCGTGTCATGAACATGCTTTCCAACATGTCCACGATTATTAACAACATTACGAATAATATTGCGAGCGGCATGACCAGCACCAACGCCATTGCACAGGGAAGCAGTATGCTTGCCTCCAAGGCTTTTGAGAATGTTATAGGCCAGCCTGTACTGACTAAAGCGCAGAAAGGTTGGATTGCCAATAAGGAAATCCGAAACGCTGAATTGGAAGCACTGAAGATGGCTACGCTTGTCCAGTTATATGGCGTAAACCAAGAGAGCGGCAAACTTGAACTGAACGGCGATAAGGGTTTGTTCAATCCTCAAGCAAATGGTTTTGAGCAGACGATGGCTCTGTATAAATTCTTCGTTGGCATGGGCGTTGAGGCGACTGACCAGATTAAGTCTGCCGGACTTCAGAAAGCTATGGCGAAAGGCATTGACGAAGCTCTTGCCAAGGGGAAGATTACCGAGACGCAGGCTGAAGAGATGCGCCGTGAAGCCAAGCACGAAGTAGAACGTCTGTTGTACAAAGACGACAACGCTTTGTCTAACTGGGTGCAAGGTACGAGAAACTTCCTGAACAAGAAAGTCCACTGGGGCAACGACGATATCGGCACGATTGGTTTAGGCGATATAGCAATGGCGTTTGCCAAGGTTCCCGCCAACGTTGTTAGAGCGAGGCTTCTTGCTACGCCTGAGGGTTGCTTGTATCAGCTCATCCAGTATGGTCATGGCGTTGCGAAAGCAAAGCGTATGCACAGCGAGGTGCTCGCCAGACAGATTGCTGAGAAGTACGCTGCCGAGATGAATAACATCAACGCAGAGCTGAACAAGGCTTATGAAATAGATCCCAGAGAAAACGGTCAAAGCTTCAAAGAGAAGAAAGCCCGTATTGAAGAGCTGAAGCAGAAGAAATCTGCGCTCAACAAGAAGATGTGGAGCGAGGCCAGAGAGCAGTGCAGCGGCAGTGTTTATAAGAAGCTTACTAAACTGCGAGATAACTACTCTGCTGATCTTCTTTTCGGCGATGCCGTAGGCAGAGCCGGATATTCCGACGCAAAAGAGATGTCTCAGTTTGAAGCAGCTTCCTACAGCCGGAGAATCGGTAAGGCTGCAACCTCTGCCGGGATGATGGCGCTTGGTGCTGTTCTTAGGGGACTTGGAGCTCTTAGGGATTTCGATCAGGAGCCTGACGAAGAACTCCGCAAGATGTACGCCCAGAAAGGGTACACCGGGCTGATGCTCAACCTGAGCGCTATTGGCAGACCAGACCATGAATGGCGTGATGGCGACCATGTTATTGGGGCTGACTTTCTTGAAGTCGTTGCTATGCCTCTTGCAATCGGAGCGTGTGCTGCTGAGAGTGCAATGATTGCCGAAAAGGGCGAGGGCAAGAAAGCTAAGGCATTTGTGAAAGAGTTTGGTTGGACTGGTTTAGGCAAAGCCTTTGAAGCCGTTGGAGATATCCCCGGCATGGCTGATGCAGTTAACTTCTATAATGCAATTACAAGCCAGTTTACTTCAAACGAAACAAAAGGCAACAAGGCTTTCAACGCTATCGTTCAATATGCAGCGAACAGCTTGCCAAGCTTCGTAATTCCCAACGCTTGGACGCAGCTTGGAGCTGGAATAGACAATACTGTACGCGATGTGTATAACACGGATAATGTCTGGCAGCAGGCTAAGAATATCGTCCTGAATAAGACGATGTTCTTCCGGGATAAGATTCCTGCTTCTATCGATATGTGGGGCGAGGAACGGACGTACGGAGATAATGTTTTGAAAGGCATTATCAATAAGTCGATTCTTCCGGGCGATATTCGTGTGTATCATCAGAACAAGTACGAGGCCGAGATTATCAGGCTTACGAAAGAGGGCTACAAAGGTGCGACCCCGAAGCTGAGTGTTAGCAGTTCCTTTGAGGTTGGCGATGAAACCTACACGATGGACGCTGACGAAAAGCGTGAGTTCAGGGAAAACCGGAATAGCGAGCAGGCTGAGTTCTACAAAGCTTTCATGGACAGTGAGTATTATAACAAGCTTACTGACGATCAGAAAGTTGCTGTTCTTAGAGAACTCAAGACTGAGTGCGAGCGTGATGCAAAGCAGACAATGCTCAGCAACAGAGGCTTGGATGTCGAAGTAACCAGAGCTAAGTGGGAAACTGAGCTTAACCTCGATCAGCAGATTCAGTATCTCAGCACGAAGCAGGAAGCTATGATGTACTGGGATAAGAGCGAAAACTCTGTTTCCGACTTCGCCGGAATGGATGCGTTTATTGCCGGAGATTATAAGAAGCTTAGTGAAGAACAGCAAAAGATTATCAACGGCTCGTTCTCACATCTCGATGATCTTGCTGATGCTGCTGCCAACGGAATCAAGAGCGAGAAGTGGCAGGCTGCATACAATATCTATCAGACATATACTGAAGAAGATGAGAACGGCAAACGCATCTTCAAGTCTGATCTGAAGAATGAGTCTGAGATGTGGTCTAAGATTCAAAAGGCTACTGGTTTCTCTGACAGTGGCAAAGAAATGAAGTGGCTTCAGGAGCATATGGAACTTACGTTTACCGGAAGCCCGAATACAAGCACTTACGACGAGCTTATTTATGACTACGGCCTAAGCAGAGAAAGCGCTTCCAAGATTTACGGCAACTTCTCTACGATTAAGCCTACCAAGGGCTACGCAGATGTTCAGGATCGCCAGAAATGGGTTGGTCTTACGCAATGTGGTTTGTCTGACAGGGAACAGTGGGATTCGTGGTTTGCAATGGTTCCCAGCAACAACACGAAGCAGATTGCCAACATGACTAAGCTCCGTGGTCAAGTCAATCCCCAGACAGGCAAGGTATATACTTTCGCAGAAGCAATTCACAAGCTCAAACTGGATGTCATTTATTGGAAAGAAGTCTTGCCTAACGGCAAAGAAAAGAAACACGAGATTAAATAAGCTTAAAGGGAGAGGATAAAACCTCTCCCTTATTCTTTCTTTAACTCGAACCAATCTACCAAGCTGGCATAGCACGTTGGGCAAAGGTCGAAATTTCTTTCACAGTCATTTACCTCCCACGAGTGATAGATATTTGGTCTGTAGTCCACATTGTATACATCTTCGCCTTTGTATATCAATTCACCACATCTGTCACATTTATATAGCTTCATATTAGTCCTTTCTTGGATTAACCGCCATGTATGACAAGAAGTCTTCGTATTTCCTGAGTTCTTCTTCTGTCATCTCTGTCTTGTCTCTAAAGAACGGGCAAGGTTTGTTATACCGGAAGAGCGTGTTGGTCAGGGCGATGCATCTTCCTTTCTTATTCGCTGTGCAATCTGACCCGCACGGATGACGGCACTTCGTGTAGTGCTTACCCCTCAGGTACACAAGCCGACTCCACTCCTTGTCTGTCATCGTCTTCTCCTCCTAATCCTGCAAATACGATTTGGTATAGCCCTCTGACATTTGCCTTTTCTCTCAGGGCTTCCAGCTTCCAGTAGTTTGCCCAGTGGACTACTCTGTGGTTATAGGCTGCGAGAGCTATGTTAAGCAGGATGCTTATAGCACACAAGCCTATGAGAACATACATCATAACAGCCTCCTCGCATATTCAGCCATAAGCAAAGCTTCGGCTATGTTGTTGTCTGGCTTTTTCCCGTTATCAGGAATCATGTCCATATATGGGAATAACTGCCTTGCCACATCAATAGAGACATTCTTATTTGAGTTCAAATTAAATTCTTTCTTCCATGTCTGTGGTGGAATTTCCTGATACGAAATACCAGCCATATCGAGCACGCCTTTCAACCAACCGAAGTTCTCGCCGAATGTGAACATTGAAGTGACTCCCTGTTTGGGCATGGCATGGACTTTCTCAATGCAACACTTCGTGTTCTCGTGTGCATGAGACAATATGTGGATGGCGTTTAGGAAACCATGCTTGCTAAACTTCCCGAAACAGAAGACTTCTGTGTCGTGCAAGATTACCCATGCGCCAGATACTCCGGGGTCTATGCCTAAGTAGTACACTTCTTGCCCCTCCGTTCCGGTATCTGCACATTCAGGTAACAGAAATTACAGCCGATGAACTTCAAGCCGCATATCGTTACAGGCTTCATAGCTCCACCGCACAACGGGCATTTGTGAGGATACACTTTCAGGTCACAGTCTCGCTCGTAGTCAGTCTTGAGAGCCATGTGCTTCTTCCATCTGGACTTGATCTCATTAGCGTGCTTGAGAGCGTATGGTCTGAACTCTTCATGGTAAATTCGGTCGATCTTCTTTATCCAGTCCATACGTTCAGTCCCGCTAAAGAAAGCCTTAATAGACGGGATGGTCATCTCGCTCATGATCATATCTGCGCCATCCACCACAGGCGCATCTGAGATAAGCATCTCGTAGTCATAAACTGCTCTGGCAATCATTGCGTTGCGCAGATTCAGCCATGACTCGTGCAGCCTTTCTTCTACCCTCATGCCTTGACCTCGTGCTTCTCAACAAATTCGAGGATCGCTGCCTCCAACAAGTCCTGCATGTACGCGAAGCTCATTCCCTTGTACAGAGCTTCCAAGCGTGATCGGAGGTTGTCATCGACCCGGAGGGTCAGCCTGTTTGGCTTGTTCTTATTCCCATGGTTTTTCTTCTTATCCACGCTGATCGAAAGTCCCGGGCCCGGCCCGAACTTCTGAACGAGAATTGACTCTGCTTCTGGAGCCATCTGTACTCCGTACTTCATCGGTCTGTTGATGATCGAGGCAATTGACTTTGTGAATCCGGTGAACACAGGATTAAGCGCGTTGATCGCATCTGTTTGAAGCAAGCCCTTAGAATCAAGGTACGCCTGAAAATTTGTCATATAACCATCCTTTCTGTAGTTAATGGGCAAAGATATGGATTTATACTTTCGAGACAAATAAATCTCTGGAATGGGGCTCTAAGTTCAATTTCTGAAGTTTAAACCACATCTGCGGTCAAGACTGCTTTGGTCTTAGCAGAAGCTCTGGAATTGTACGGGTTCTTGCCAAACCGGAACGGGTACAGAGGACAAGTCGTAGCCTGACAAAGCTTCACTTCGTTTGACGATTCGTAGCAACATTCAAGGCAGTAGATGCGAATTGCCTTGGCTGGACTAAGAGCTGCTGTGTGTTTAGGCTTATCCATAATAGTCATCATCCTCTTCATCTTCGATTTCTGGGTAAATCTCTTCCATAGAGCCCCAGATCATGTGAACTGTCTGGAGAATATATCTGAGCCAGTAAGGGTCTTCGATATCCTCAACGTAGGAAATGATTTCTGAGCGCCACTTTTCAGTCTGAGTAAGATTCATCTTGTTCTCCTTTCGGTATCATTTTGAATGTTTGGCAAGGCTTCTTCTTGCCACAGCAGTCACATCTATGCTGATTAAAGTTTGGGTTTAATGTCTTGACGGGGAAGATAATTACATTATTTTTACAGTAAGTGCAAAGCCAGAGGTAAGTAGGTTGAGTTCCGTATTTATCCATGTTCACCGTCCTTGTCTGCCGCTTCCTGTTTCAGCCATGCAACAACAGACTTTCGGCGCTAATTGAGAATATTGCCAAAAGTCCAAGAGGTGAGTCAGGGATGTTCATCCGTTGCCTCCTGTTTCAGCCACTCAAGCATTTTTACTTCACAATCACCATTACACGAAACAGGTGCAGAGCAAAGAAGTTCGCAAAAATCATCTGTCAGAATTGATGCCAGTTCCTCATCCGTCATGGAGCGGATTTTGTCAGCGTTAGTTGCATTGCCTGTTGCTTCTAAAACACCAGTAACAGCCGCAAGATATATTTCCATTTTTTTCTTTGAATCTAATACGCTTTTCCTGTTTTTAAGGCACTCTGAATACTGATTAAAGCAAGCGGTGTACCCATCAACATATGCTTTGATTTCAGAATTTGTTCTATGTCTCATCACTCGCCCTCGCTTTCATTTTTGCCTGTCCAATACCCAACCACAAAACATAAAGCACAGGTTGCAATCCATCCTATTCCGATAATGAACATCACTCGCCCTCGCTTTCCCACTCGCTTTCCCACTCATTGAGCGTTTGCTCAAACTTGTCAAGCACTTCGTCAAATGAGCCGCCGATCAGTTCGTAATGCCTGTGTGGGCCAAGCACATAACAATGAATCTTTAACTGATACCACACGGGATAATCAACTGCCGCAGTATCTTCAAAGTAATTCGGGTATTCGACCGTTAATTCGATAGCGCCCTCATACGATTTGTGGCATGGGTCTTCCTTGAGTGCTTTCCCTATCATAATGAACAGCCGTCTGCGTAGTTCTCTGAATCTGTCTCTTTCTGCCATGTTCATTCCTCGCTTTCGATGATGGTTGGAGCATCGTCCATATCCATCTTTGTACCGCACCACGGGCAATATCTGTATAACTCATCTTTATCATACCAAGCGTCATGATGGCATTCAGAGCATTCCCACCATATCATTATGCCGTCATTTTTCTTTTCCCACCGCCCATGCGGCGGCACTTCGATGAGTGGGCAAACCTCATTCCAATCTACTTCGTGGGTAAAGTTATCGAGAACAATGCAACGAATAATAAGCGGTTCTGTTTCATTGCATGATTCTATACTACCAAATCTACATTCGACACAGCTTTTTGGCATCTCCATGCCCCTTGTGTAGATTCCACTCATTTCCTCAACTCCGGGTCCATTCTTGCACCGCAGTTTGGACAGAAAAGTGTTAATCTTCCCCCTTTATGTGTTTTACATTCCGAACATATAGCTCCGTCATGTTCTTCTGACCAAACCCACTTCCCATGCTTTTGCTCTCCGTAGTCTGTTACAGCAACAGCCTTTGCAACTGGATACTCAACACCATTGCTTTCAATCGTTACCTCACCATTGTCATAGATTCTGACATGAGAGAACTCTCCTCTTTTCGGCATCTCTAATCCGCTGATATATATTCCGCTCATTTTTTCTCCCTTCTCCTTAGTTCTGCTCCATGCGACCATGTGTAGTTGCAGAAAGCATCCCAGTTCAGCTTCAACTGATCGTACACATCAATCTTGATATCGCAATCGTCCTTCCTGCGTACCCACGGGGTAAGCACAATTTCCCATTCGCACTTACTCCAAAACCAGTACATGGTGTCTCCCTTGAGCCTGTCACAGAATGCCTCATAGTTTTTGGAGTTCTTCTTGGCGTTCTTCTTGCAGTCTTCCAAGAAAGAACCGTGATCGAACACGTTAAATGGCTCTATCTTGTTGCTGTTCCAGTTGTGGTAGTAGACGTACCATTCAAGGCTCATGCTTCACCGTCCCTGCCTGCCGGGATGATGGTTAGAGCATCTTTGAACTGTGTTTGAAGTCTTTTATGAACTACTTCATTTACTGCCATAAGCCCTCTCACCAGATCACATATCCTTTCTTCTTCTCTTCTTTCTGAAAGTCTTCCCAGAATTTGATTGCTTCTTCTGGAGTATCGAATTTGATGTCATCCATGTATAACGCCTGAGCTATCCACGGAGGCCCGTAGGCATAGCCGATGATTTCTTCGCCATTATCAGTTTCTCGCACGGAAGTATAGAGTGCTTCCATGTCTTCCATTAGGCTGTCTGCGTAAGTCATAGCCACATAAACCACATAAGGACGGCTAAGATCATCGAAAGCTGTATAATGATTATTACTCCCTGAAGTTCTGTCATGCGTTCGCCTCTGCTTTCTCCCATGTCGAGATGAGGCGTTCCAGATAATCCAGATACTCTTTTTTGCTCAAGCTGGGGATAGGGCTCTTCTTCCGGTTCTGCGGAAGATTCTGAATTGCGTGGTATTCCTTGGCAGATTGCTTAACAGTTCCTTTCTGCCGTTCAGCCCACTCATGCAGCTTGCTCTGCCAGTCCATGATTGCGCCTCTGAACATGAAGTTCTGCTTGGCGTAGTATTCATAGAACTTGACGGTATCGACTCTGCCAATCAGATCGTTGTCGTTGCAGTATGAAACAATCTCTTCGTAAGTAGGGGCTTTCTCAGTCATTGAACCAATCCTCCATGCTTTTAAATTCTGTATTCTTCCGCTGTCTTGGCTTTCTCTCAGGCGGTACGTAATCGACAACTGGGCTAACTTCAGCCTTAACAGTGACGGAGCCTCCCGTATACCAGTTGCCTTCTTCGTCTTTTGAATTCCTGACTAAGACTGAATGAATCTTATCTACTGTGAATGCTCCGTTATGGTTTATCCCGCTCGGTACGTTCAGGACAGACAGCCCGATGATGGGCTGTCTTTTTCCTGCCGTCCTGACCCAGATAATCTCATACGGGCCATGTGACGATTCCCCTGAGTAAATCCTTGTGGCGATATATGTCTCGCCTACTTTGAGTGATGTACTCATATGGAGATTGTCACCGTCTCTTTCGGCTGTTCATAGCCTTTCACATCCTGTACTTCCTCAGCCGTCTGAAGGCCACACAGGAGGTCTGGGCAATGCTCCCTGACGAAGAACGCAGCCGCTCTGTAGTGGAACATCAGATCAGGCATTGTCTTCCACTTGGAACCGGATTTGCTGTACCAGCCCTCATCCTTTACCATGTCCCAAGTTACAGGCGAACCAGTGCAGAGCTTTCCGGTTGCGAGCCTTGTTGCCTGAGCGTAGTATCCTTTCAGACTTCCATCCTCGTTCGTCAACTGGACAAACTCAAGAGGGGAGAACCGCCCAGAAGCGTTTACGACCGCCGTGCAGAACTGACCGCTCCAACTCGGTTTGCCCTGAATAATGTACAGATTCTGCATTACCATCAGGAGCGGAAAGTTGGTGCGCTGAGTCATCTCCATCGCAATCATGCAGTCCACAGGGTTGCCTTTATATGCCTGAGGAACAAGACTGCTTTTGCACAGAAGATTTGCGATTTTGTAGGAAGCTTTAATTGCGTCTGTATTAGTCCAGAATCCCGTCATGGGAACTACGTTATCTGCGGCTACCAGAGCCTGCTCTTCCTGTTCTACTTCAGGCGTTTTTACTTCGTCCATTAGTCATCCTCCTCGTCATCAGTGTCCAACTCTTCCATCAACCACTCCTTGAAGTCTCTGGGAAGCTCGCTGACTACATCTTTCAAGCTTTCCAAAAGACTACCCAACTCGTCCTCGTCTTCGTCTTCCTCGTCATCCTCATCATCTTTGAGGAAGTCGCCGTTCAGAACATCAAGAGGAACTTTGTATTTCTTGTGAAGCTCCTCTCCGGCATCAGCCATTGCCTCACCGAATGTGATGAATGCTGCAATCGCACTGTTCTTGTCGTGCTTTGCCATCTCAAGAATCAGATGCTTAATCATGCAGGCTCCCTCTGCTGCGAGTTCGGTTGCAGTACCGGAAATAGTCATACTGGATTCGTTGCACTTAATCATTCTTTTTTCTCCTTTTCTGTTTCGAGTTTTTTATTGCCTCGTGCATAGTCAAGCACGCATAGGCCAGAGGTTCATCTACATCCAACTGATGCAGTTTGTATGTGCCGTCTTTCTTCAGTTGGAGTATCCAGAGTTCGTCTACAGGCGAGACTAACTGCACAGCCAGTCTGTAGAGATTTAATTGTGCCCGATATAAGACTTTATGCAGTCCTGATATGTTCGCCGTTGTCTTGATATCCAGAATCACTTTCTTGCCGTCCAACTCGCCATAGCGATCCACTGTTCCGGCGTAAGATTTGTGATTGCACACGGGCCACTCAATATGTAGCCAATTTGGTTGTTTATCTCTGAGGAACTGAACGTATCCTTGGACGAATGGAGCGATATCATCTTCACACTCGACTTTGGCATACTCATCAATACTCTCAGTAGCCTTGTGTACCCTCGTGCCTCTGGCGGCAGCTCCATCCATGAAGTACTGTGGGGTATCTGTGTACACCTCCCTTGTAAGAAATCTTGTTAGCTCTGAAACACTTGGTACTTCTTCGCCGTCGACGGTATATCGGTGAGTATCGTCGTAGAACAACAAGCTTGCCACAGAGAATCAGCCTCCTTTCGATCTGTGTCATATTCTCCTCTTTTCCATGTAGCTTTAATTCCATGTTCTTTGCAATATTTGGCAGATAGGTTGTGATAATAGAACGTCTCTCCGCATTGGGCGCATTCTGTCATTGGCGTTCTCCTTTCTCTAAATGCATTGTAATAGTCAGAATAGCGCCCATTCATAGAGAACTGCTTTCCGCAGTACGGACAGTGGAGAGGACTATCATTCTTTGTTCTTCTGTAGGCCATCAGTCAGGATCGTACACGGCCCACGGCTCCTCGAACATCGGTTCTTCCTCTTCGGAATACCGCTCTGCAGCCGTCATTTCAGCCACGTAATCAGGGTCGATATACTCAGGAACATAGCTGTACATCTTATTCCTCCTCAAATTTCATATTTGTCAGTGTTAAGCCTCGTGATCGTGCAAATGATTCCAAGGCTGCTTCTACTTTTGCTTTCTGCGATTGGGTTACACATTGGCTTGCCAGAAGTCTGTTGACGTATTCCCGTGATACGCCTAACTCTTTAGCGAGAGCAATCTGTGTCATGTACATCCGGTGCATGACTCCGACTACCTTTCCTGACCACTCAGGAAGCACTTCAATCATTGTTCGCTTCTCCTTTCTGTTGTTGACTTTGGACTACCAGATTTGCTATAATGTTTCCAGATTGACAAATATATCGGGAAACCAGTCAACCATGCCTACATTATAGTGGTCATCAGTCAACCTCTCAAGTTCACGATTGTGACTGCGGATTGGAAAGTTTATGAATATCGTTGAGAACATTGAGGCAAGATGTGAAGCTCGTAACGAGACTCCATGCTATGCTCTTGAGCACGCCGGATTGTCTAAGTCTTTCCTCAGCAAACTTCGGAAGTTCCCAGACCGTGTCCCATCCGGCGAGTCTTTAGCCAAGCTTGCAGTTTATTTTGGCTGTACTGTAGATGATCTCATCCAATCCAAACCTTATGAGCGATCTACCACAGCCATCAAGATTCAATCCCTTGTCGACAAGATGAGCCCTGACCAGCAGGAATATCTTTTTCGGCTCATCCAGTTTATTGTGGGTGAATCTAAATGATCTGTAAGAACTGCAAGCGAACCATTCCCCAGAACTCCCTCTACTGCAACTGGTGCGGCAAGTACCAATTACCGAAGAAGACCAAAAAGGTATCAGTACCTAAACCGCACCAGTTACCATCTGGTTCGTGGCGTATTTATTTGGAGCGAGAGAAGCAGTCTATTACCGAAGCCACTCCAGATGATTGCATTTTGCAAGCAACCGCTTACAGGGAACAGTGGGAAATAGACGAGGCGGCAGGACTTCACATCCCACCGCCTCCGGTGCTAACGCTTCATTCAGTTGTAAAAGATTACATCACCTCCAAGGAACCAGTTCGTTCTCCGTCTACCATTGAGGGCTATAACGTCATTCTCCGTAACCGATTCAAGAACTACATGAATCAGGATGTTACAGCCATCGACTACCAGCAGATGATAAACGATGAAGTTGCTTCCGGTGTTTCAGCCAAGACTATTCGGAATGCCTGGGGCTTAGTTAGCTCCGCGCTGGTACAGAGCAAGATCAACGTTGAGCCACCATCGCTCCCCAGAACTGTCAAGCCTAATAGAGGCTGGCTTACTTTTGAACAGATTAACGATTTCCTCTCTGCCATCAGGGGTTCTGAATACGAGCTCCCAGCGCTCCTTGCCCTCCATTCGCTCCGCAAGTCTGAGCTCCTCGGGTTGCATATATCCGACTATGATATCGCTAAGAAATTGATTCATGTACACGGAGCCATGTTGCGTACCAGTGTCGGATATGTTTATACTGATTTGAATAAGACGGATACCTCCTCTCGTGATGTCCCTATCATAATTCCAAGGCTTGCCTATCTACTGGAAAATAAATATAATAATATTTCTATTAGTCAGGCAAGCCATCCTAATACTGACCAGTTTGTGATTGATGTACCAAGAGACAATATCTATAAGGCTATCAACCAGATTTGCAGACAGGCAGGCTTGCCTGAAGTTGGTATACATGGCCTTAGGCATTCATTTGCCAGCCTTGCCTACCATTTAGGCTGGAAGAAGATGAGTACTATGGCTGTCGGTGGCTGGCGCAATTCTAAAGTCTTGGATGAGATTTATACGCACAACGCCGATCTCCAAGCCGATGTCAAAACCATGCAGGATTTCTTTGTGTCGGATTCCATGCAGGACTGACTTTGCGGAAGTTGAAATAAGGCAACATTTTAGGGAACTTTATTTCAACTTCAGGATTTAGTTCGTTCCCTAAATACGGGCTGTTTTAGTTCACATTGTTGAACAAGCAAGTTCACATATGTCAACTAAAAGGGTAGAGTTGAGGGGTTCAATTCCCCTCATCTCCACCAGTATTACTGGGCTTTTCCAGCCCGTGCCGATTTTCGTGTCGGTTTAGCGGACTGGGAAGCCCAGATTTATTTCGCCTCAAAGAACTTGAACTCGAAATGGTAGTCTCTATAGAACATTAGCATTGCTTTGATTGCGAGAACAATATCTTCGCCAGTTCCAACGCCAGCAATATTACCGGAGCTTGCGACATGGAACACATCGCTTTCATATGTTGGCTCATTTAAGGGTTTAAACTCATCACGTTCATGAGACTTTTTAATATCAGAGCCCATGATTCCATTTTCAAAATCACATGGTTCATCATCTTCAGCGAATTTATCAGCATAACCAGTTTTACGCAAATTTCGGTCAACCTCAGTCCAGTCGATTTCATCCCAGCATTCGTCTCCACACGGCCCATCATAGCAGCCATGTTCGTATTCCCATGCCATTTCATCCAGCTCGTTGTAACGCAATTTCTTCATTGTACTGTTCCTCCTCATAGTAGTTCATTATTTCTTCATACTCTTGGTCATGGACTTCCCAGCAATCTGGGTGCAGGTATGAGTTATATGGCATGTTCCACCTCCTCGAACACATCTAACTCATCTTCATAGATGGCGAAATAGTAATGAGGGTACTGCCTTTCCAGCACCCTCATTCTATCTTCGGCATCATCATAAGTCTCAAAGACTTCAGTCCAACGGAGATCATCGCAATATTCGTTTCTCCACACATCGAGAATCCATCCGGTAATAGTTGTCATGCTGCCCTCCAAACTGCCTCAACGGCTCTGTCAATCAGCGGATGCCCACCGAACACATCCAGCATTCTCTTTTCGTGCCAGCTCTTCGTATTGCGAATAGGCTCTCGATGGTCAGCGTAATCCGCAACAGCCTGCAAGAAGCCCCATTTTGTATCGAGAAAGTCATGCAGATCAGGTGCAAACATGCACTGGATGATCTCTTCACGCATCATCTCATTAGTACGCTTCTGCCTATCTGTTTTGGCATCATGTACCTTGAGCACGTAGTCCAGTGCTTTCTGCACCTGAGGCTCATAGAATTCCTCATTAGCCCACTGGTCAGCCTGCTCTTCCAGATTTGTCAGGTATGTGTCCATAAGCCCAAGACTCTGTCTAGCCTGTGCCAGTTTATCCGATACGCTGCTTTTATGAATCATGCTCCATTTTCTTTCTGCGTGCTTGTTCATAAAGTTGAGCTGGTTATTACAGATCATTCTATTCGGTACGATAAAGATTTTCACAGCACCACTGCCGTCATGCGTATTCACCAGTACGATGTATGGCGTATACGCATCACCGACAATTACACGCTCAGGCATCTTTGCAGTTACGAAGAACACTCGGCTTTCATTTGCTACACCAGCCGTCTCGAACTGCAATCCCTCGCCTATCATGTAGTTTAGCGAGTCCACAGCCTCCCGGTTCTGCACTACGGTGTAGCGCCCCTTTACGATGCCTAAGGGCTGGAATGTATCTTCTCTTACATTCAGTTTGTAGTCTGGCACTACGATGCCTCTGGGGTCATAGACTTCAGTCTGGATTACGTTGAAGTTCGCATCAGCCAGCTCAACAGCATCCTGAGCGGTCATAGCTTCTTCAACACGGACTCCGAAACTCCATGGTTTCGATCTGACGGATACAAAGCTGTTAATCATTACAACACCTCCAATAAATAGTCATTTTGTTCAAGAAAAATCAGGTCATCTTCGATATAGCCAAGTTCCATAATATGCTTGTCTATATCGTTGATGAGATTTATACGCTCACGGGATGGATTTTCACCGCCCTCATCTACAATACGTTGCTCTGCGTATGCTAGATATTTCTTAATCCAGAACGCAGCTTCACTGCATCTCATAGGCTCCTCCTTTCAACCAAATAAATCCATGTAAAGGAACACAGCTTCTCTAATTGCTTCAAAATCTTTTTCAGTTGGAAGCGTGTGTTTCATATGGCTAAAATACCATTTACCTCTATCTACATGCTGATACCAATACGGGCCGCTTTCGCAGCATTTAGTCGGAGCAAAATAATTTCTGAAAGGGAAGTAACAACGGTCAACTTCTCCATCTTTCTTATCGATGATATAGCACATCATTCCATGAGATTCACTGCTCATCCCGCCACCATCGACAGTTACTTTGGCTCGATTGCCATTATTAAGCTTATAATAGCGGCAGTTACCAAGATCGGCGTATTTACCTTCAGTTCCCATAATCTCACGGACAAACCGAATATCTTCCATGTTTATTCTCCTTTCAGCAGAATACATCTGCCAGAATATCTTCCACAGCATCGCCGACAGTCTCGTCGATAATGCCGTCAATCTGATACTCGATATAGGATTCCACTTTGCTCTCGACAATGCCGGAAATGCTAACTTCGACAATAGGCTCGAAGTCGAATTCTTCAATAGCCTTGTACACAGCAGATACGATCATGTCCTTGTTGATAGCGTCCTCGATTTTGTCACGAAGCAGTTCAGCAATGTTCATTTTAATTTTTCCTTTCAGTATCCATAGTATTCACGGAACAGTTTCTTATGCCGATTACTAGTACGGCTGTAATACATCGGGCCGCTATACTCTACGTATTTCTGCCCGATTATGGCAGCAACTTCGCTACCATAGCTGAAACAATGACGATCTCCCAGATCATCCTCTACAAAGATGCAGTTCGTCAGACTGCCTTTCGGAGTAGTGCCTTGAATAAGTTTCATTTAATTTCCTCCTCTAACATGCCGAATGCTTCCAGCATTTCACAATATTCGGCTACTTCAGCCAATTTCCCAATGGCTTCATACGCATCTACATCAAGATCGAATTTGAAATCTGCTTTTTCGAGATAATGTGCAATTAGATCACAAGCTACACTACATTTCATTTCGCATGCCCCTCTCCATCAAGATAGCCCATTACTTCTAAGTAGCCTATTGTTAAAAGCAACTGTTCTCCCTCATCCCATTGACGCATCAGTTCATTCAAGAACCGTTCTTCAGATGGGTCGTTTTTATCGGATACAGCAGAAATTACTTCGCTGATAGAACATAGTACATCGTACATTTTGTTCTGCAATTCACTCATTGGCGAACCTCCTCATAAAGTCTTACATGTTCACAATATTCGTCCCATTCTCCATAGATAGCTGGGCCGAATATTGGGCCGTCCATATATAGAGTCCCGATTACGCCGAGCTTTCCATGCTCGTCGTAGTACATATGTGGAACACCGCCGAGAAACGCACTGCCAATACAGAAGAACTGGTCAAGCGCATACGTTTTCCCTTTGAATTTGAAGTAGTCCAGATACAGACCGTCGCTTGGGTTGAACTTATCGGAATACGGGTGATAGCCTGCGGAATCCGATACATAGTCCCACAGACTATTGCATTTCGTAGGATTATAGTTTTGCTTCAGCTTAATCCAGCGGCTAATACGCCGCAATTTAGTTCCGTCAGTACATGTAATTTCTTTCATAGGCAGTCTCCTTTCAGGTAAAAGCCTTGCAATAGTGCACAGCGTCCAGAAAGCACTCGAATTCGTCGTCAACAGAATTCAAGTCCTCAATATACTTCCGATACCGAAACGCAATACGTTTCAGCAGTTGCGGATTCGTTTCCAGTTCGTCAATCAGATCGTCATACGAACCATCATCGTTGAACAGATCAATCAGGTTGTTCAATATGTAGTCCTTATCCCATTCATGCTGCTGTTCATAATACGCAGTCACCATTTCCTCTTTGGTCAGCACATACGATTCCAGTTCGCCATGCCTCTTGCGATAGATAATCATTTGAACCCTCCTTTAGACATTTCATCCATCAGTTTTAATACGCCCCATACTGTTAGGCAAGCTAACAGTATGAGGCTAACGATCTCATTCTTACAGGCGAACGCAATAATTACGCCAGCCCACAGTAGAGGGTTACGCATAACGCTCTCCCTTATACCGGGAGAGCGTTAAACTCTTCGTCGCTCATGTCGAACGGCGCTTCACCATCGTCGAAAGGATTACCCTCGCCATAGTTTGCGGCAGGAGCAGTATCAGCTTGCTTCTTCTCGCCACCCATGAATTCGATATTCTCAGCGATGATTTCCCACGCAGTGCGCTTCACGCCGTCCTTTTCCCACTTGCGGGACTGAAGACGACCCTCTACCATGATAGGCTTGCCTTTCATGAAGTAGCGGTTGACGAATTCGGCAGTCTGCCGGAAAGCGGTGCAGTCGATGAAGTCAACTGCGTCTTTGGAGTACGGGCGCTTCACTGCGACGCTGAAGTGGCAAACTTTCAGATCGCTGGAGCTCGTGCGGAGTTCAGGGTCTTTCGTCAGGTTTCCGGTGATGATGATTTTGTTCATGGTTTTTTCCTTTCTGGCTTTATAGCCGCAAAAATATTTTTATTACCCCTTTGGGGCTGGCGTGGGCGGCAATATGCCTTTTCTTCTATCCCGTTGCCCACGGTACGGTCTAACATCTCTACCAAACCACACAGGCAGTCTGGCGTTAAGATGCACATTTGTTTACACTGCGTAATACGATTCGTATTTAAGTTCTTTACGAGCCAGCAATACGATCTGCCGGAGAAATACTTCAATACGCTCCAATTCGTATTTCTTCTTCTGTTCAGCGAGCCAGTCAGTAGCCTCTTTAATACAACTGAAATAGGCACGCTTCCCGTTCCAGATCACGCATACGGTTACACCGTTCTTACCATTTGTTTCGATTATCTGTGCCACTTCGATACCTCCAATTTGATTTCAATTTGATTTTGTCCGTGAAAAACCACGGGGCAAATCGAATTGCAAGGTTGCGAAGCACAGAGCTTGACCTTGCAATTTGATTTGACTCGTGGTAAGCCATTTCGTTTGCTATCCATATTCGCTTCCATAGCCCCTCTGTATCGTCTCCTCAACAGAGGGGCTTCAATTTGATGACTGGGCACAGCCCATCATATTCGCCTCCATTTCGTTTCAGCTCAAATAGCGGAGATTGATGACCAGTACCACGCCGGATATATCCAGTTCACCATAGGCGCTCCCATCCCGTAACAGGACAGCCATAGTGGAACCAGTCGTTAATCTCGCTCAACAGGCAGGCGAGACGGGAAGTAAACACTTCACCAGTTCCAACGCACATAAACCTATAATCTTCATACATATCCAACTACCTCCAAAATTTATATTTTTTACACCCGGAGCAATAGCACAGGCAGTTCAAGAAATTCAACTGTGGCAAATCGCACAAATCGGAAACGATTTGGTGATTTGCCCGGTTGAATTCCCGGAGGGTAACCAGTGAGCGCACTGGTTATCTCGAACGCCTGTGCTATGCTCCTTTATCTCTCCTCTCCCTCTTTCATTTTCTCTCATCCTATGCTATACTTAATCCACTATGAGAGACTGTGACCACTGCCAACTTATGCGGAATGAAACTTGCTCAGGCTTGACGTGCTTGGGCTTCAAGCACGTCGGCTATATTGACGTAGAGACCCTACAGAACGCCGCTAAAAGAGTGGACGCAGATCGCCATCCACAGAGCAAGCATGGAAGCCGACGTGCGGCTGAAGCCGCCGAGCGTGTGAAGCACGCACGGCTACCAGAGCATAGTGCCTCTTCAGCTACGCTGAAAAGAGGCACAACGCTCTGGTACAAGCACAAGCGAACAGGGGAGTTGTGCAAGGGAGAAGTTGTGTCGGTTGGCACAGACAACTTCTTGTTCCGGTTCGGAACGCAAAGTGTCTGGCTCAACCGACGGGTCATCGGCTCACGGCTCTTTCGCACGAAAGAAGCCGCTCGCCTACATGCCCCAACAAAAAAATAGCCGGGAACCCCGTGTGGGGCTCCCGGCTTCTTCAAAGCCTGCGACTTATGCGCAGGCTTTGTTTTCTGTAGAGCGTTTGTTTCCGCTCTTCACTGAGTCTGCGCCGACTTGGGCTTGCTCGCGCTTGCGAGCCGCCCAAGCCTCTCTATCGAAGAACTCAGCCTGTTCCTCGTTCAGCGTGTCGTTCCAGACAACCCAGATGTCAACTTCCGTACCTACGAGGTCGTTCAACGCCTGCTTGCACTTCGTGTAATTGAAGATGCCGTGGTGCTTAGCGTTCATCTGACGCTGGAAACTGCTGAAGTTCTTCGCATATGCACGAGACTCAAACTCAAGTCCTTTAACGGAGAACTTCATCTTCAGGTACGCTTTCGAGAGATAACGGCTTCCGTCTCTCGCCGTCTTCCACGCTTCCTTAACTTCTTCCCATCCGGTGAAGACAGCCTTGTGATAGCCAAGTTCGACTATCGGCGCTTCGTCATCGAAGAAGCCTTTACCCTCTTCGTAAGCCTCGACTTCACTGACGGACAGAATGTCTTCTGCCTGCCGATAGTCAAACTTGCTGTCTTCCCGTTCTGCGTCAAGCAGGATAGCGGTCTTGGTAGCGGGTGCGTTCACGGTGTTGTTGGTCTTTTTCATGAGAGTTTCCTTTCCGGCTTAAAGCCTTAAAAATTTTTATGTGTGAGGATGTATTTTCCTCACTTTCCGAAGACCCCTTGCGGGGCCGGGTGCGAGCGCTGGAAAGCTCCCCCTCTAATGGGGGAGCGGGCTACTCAGGTGCGTGGGCCAGATGAGCGAGCGATCGCTGTTGTCAATGTGCTCTGCACAGGACGACAGCGAAAGCCGCCTATCTTAAATTTTCCGCAGGAAAACTTAAGATCGAGGCGGCTTAGTGAGCGGGGTGTGGCGCTGTCAAGAAGTCTCTCGTTTCTTGACAGCGCTGGTGCAGGGGTATAATAGCACAAGTGGAGTCAGCATTTTTCAAGATTACAATCATGCCTGCGAAGCAGGCACATCTTAGAAAAATTTTATGGGCCCCACAAAGCGGGAGCGTGGGAAGATAAAATTTTTCGGCTTTTGAAAAATGCTTCCGGGCTCCGCAGAGCCCGCCCCCGAAGTCGGGGTTGCATAGGCGTTGCGGCGGCGGCATTGTAACTTTCCTTGTTCTGCCAGCCGCCGCAATGCCGCAAAACTTCCTTAGACCGTGCGCTCCGCAGAGCGCACGAACTCACTCTCAAAATGCGTTAGGGATTGAGCCGATTGAACCAGTGCGCACACTGGTGAATTAGGTGAAAGCCCGACCCCGACCCCAAGCCTGTCCCGTCTCCCGCAAGGGACAGGCTTGTCGAAGACAGTCGGGGGAACGCCATACTGTATATACTATATATGTATACCTATATGGTTAGCTTAGTGTAGTGGGTAGTGTGTAAGTATACACGCTATCTATACTCTACTGGCTACCATATACAGAGTGCAGTCTATAGTACGCAGGCACGCCCCCTCGCCCGGGCGACTTCTAAAGAGGGGGGCGCCCCCGCCCCCGGTGGCGAGGCGGCAAAGTTTTGGGTACCTAAGTCCAGAGGGGCAGGGAAAAAACACCGTACCCGCTTTCATTCTCCCTATATATCATATCTCTCACACGTTCCAGATCAGGGTCGGGGCCTGCCTAAAAAATGGTAGGCCCTTTTTCTATGAGGGTGGTCGTGGCTAAAAACTGGACTAACTTCCAATAACATTTGACACCAGTCAACAGCTATGGTATAAGATGCATGGATTAATCGTTCACAAGAACACCTCCTTTCTGTAGCCTTTTAGGCAGTATAGTCACAGACGGCCCCCGGATTGAAAGATATCCGGGGAGCACGGTCATACAGTTAGAGATGACAGGAGTCAACAGGCAAGATGAGAGGAGCGTGAGAGATTGCCGAAGAAGCGAGCCGCCAAGACAGGCGACGAAAGAAAAGACTTAGTAATTGACTGGGGAACGGTCAGCGAGCCACAGGCGAAATTCCTTGCCAGCACTACGATGTACACTTGCTACGGTGGTGCACGAGGCGGCGGCAAGACCCATGTGGCGAGACTAAAGGCAGTCGGCATGGCGTTCAAGTATCCGGGCATCCGAATCCTGATGGTTCGTGCCCACTACCCAGAACTGACTGCGAACTTAATAGAGCCGATACAGCAATGGCTTCCGGCTGAGATTTACAACTACAACAACACTGACCACAAGATGACGATTCTTACCAGTCTCATCTATCCAGACTGTGAATTGGATTCGGTCATTAAGTTTGGTCATTACGATAGCAAGGCAGCGGAAAACGAGTATCAGGGAGTCCAGTACGACGTTATCTTTCTCGAGGAGGCAACCCAACTAAGTGAGCGTGCTTTTCAGTTCATTGGCAGTTGTTGTCGTGGTGCTAATGATTTCCCTAAACGCATCTACTTAACTTGCAATCCCGGAGGCGTCGGACATAAATGGGTCAAAGACCTCTTTGTGGACAAGAAGTACAGGATTGACCCTAACAATCCTGAGCGCAACCAGAACCCGAAAGACTACACCTTTATCCCCGCAACAGTAGACGACAACCCCTGGCTCTTAGAGAAGAGCCCGATGTACTTGCAGCAACTGGCTAACCTACCGGATGACTTGCGTGCTGCACATCGTTACGGTGACTGGAACGCCCTGTCGGGAGCATACTTCAGCAACTTCCACAGGAACAGCCACACGATGCCTCGCTTCAAGATTCCTTACTCTTGGCCTCTGTACCGAAGCTTCGACTATGGCTTGGATATGCTGGCTGTCCTGTGGTGGGCAGTTGACGAAGACGGGCGATGCTGGGCTTACAGAGAAGTTGAGGAAAAGGGTTTAGTCATTCAGCACGCAGCCCAGATGGTAGCTGAGAACACGCTGTCCTATGAACACATCACGGCGACCTATGCGCCGCCGGATATGTGGAACAGGCAGAAAGACACTGGCAAGACGATGGCAGATACGTTCCTACAGAACGGCGTGGCTATTGTCAAAGCAGACAACAACCGTGTTCAGGGGCACATGATTATGCGGGACATGATGACCCCGATGCCTCTGAACGACCCCTATGTGAAGAGCTTGTTCCCAGAGGGCAAAGCTCCTGAGACATTACCGGGGCTGATGTTCTTCGACGACCTTGAGAGCGTGATCGAAGACATTGAGTCCATACAGGCAGACGAGAAGAATCCGAACGACTGTGCCAAAGACCCCCACGATGTTACACACACGGTCGATGCCTGTAGGTATTTCGCAATTAACAGATCGAGGAAAGCAGACAAGAAGCAGAAGAAAAAGAAGATCAGCCCTTTTGCTTTCCTTGAGGCAGACTCCGAAGACGGAGATGACTACGAGACTTACCTTTGCGGCGGTGAAATCACCGAAGACTACATGAACTGAAAGGAAGTTCTTAATGCTTTACGACATCGTTTCACTGGCGATATGCGCCATTTTAACAGGCATAGCCTTTTATCTCGTGTACAGAGTCAATCTTTTGACCACTCAGCTATCTAACCTGACAATTAGATTTATTGAATTGGACAAGAAGATTGACAACATCGATGAGTCTACCGGAGCCGATATCTTCCGGCTGAAAGCAGACCTTGACAAGTTCAAGGCAGAGTACGGAGACGCAGCGATCGAAGAGATGAGGCAGGCCGCAAATCGAGAGAAAGCTTGGGCAGACGGGATTAACGAGATTATGTCTTATGGAGCCCGTTTCCAAGGACGAGGTGACAGTACGTGAATGAAGATAAGCTGGGCTTGTTCGATGGCGAAGACGAGCCCTCAGTAGACTGCGTTTGGGACTGGTACGAAGAGGGCATTGACTTCAACGCCGCTGTTAATCTGGACGATACTGTCAAGGTTAACGAGAACTTCGTGATCGGCAAACAGTGGGAGGGCGTGCAGGCTAATGGCTTACCTACTCCTGTGTTTAACATCCTGAAGCGTGTTGTGGGCTTTGTCATTGCCACCATCACGACTGACAACCTGAAAGTAAATGCTACTGCTTTGGCTAACTCTGTTGGCACTGAGCAGTATCAGGAACTTGTCAGGATTGTCAACGAAGAGATGGAAGCCATCATGGAGCACGAGGACATCCCGGCTAAAGTAAGAGAGTTTGCCAGAGACGCTGCCGTCAGAGGCGATGGCTGCATCTATGTGTACTGGGATCCCACCGTGGACATGGGCGGCGGCATCAAGGGCCGTATCCGCTGCAAGACAATGGAGAACACCCGTGTGTTCTTTGGCGATCCCAACGTTAAGGAAGTTCAGGCTCAGCCTTATATCCAGATCATTAGCCGGAACAGAGTGCGTGATGTAAAGCGCATGGCGAAGTTCAACGGCAGCGAAGACTGGGAGAATATCAAGCCTGACGAGAACGGCGTTGACGATGAAGAGTCCGTCATGCGTGTTGACGACAAAGTGACAGTAGTTCTGACACTTTGGAGAAGCGATGAAGACGGAACTATCTGGGGCTATGAGAGCACACAGGACTGCGTAGTCAAGCAGCCGTGGAGCCTTGGGATTCGGAAGTATCCTCTTGTCTGGATGAACTGGGACAAAGTTGCTGAGTGCTATCACGGCATGAGCATGGTAACTGGCTTGATTCCGAACCAGATATTCATCAACAAGGCGTATGCAATGTCGATGCTCTCTATGATGAGGACGGCATGGCCCAAGATCATCTATGACAGAGCGCGAGTAACGAAGTGGGACAACAGAGTTGGCGGTGCGATTGGCGTTGACGGCGATGTCAACACAGTTGCGAGAATCCTTGACCCGGCACAAATCAGCCCCCAGATCGCCCAGTTTATTCAGATGGCGATTGAAGAGACCGAAGAGTCTCTTGGGGCTACCGCCTCTGCTCTTGGCGAGGGCAAAGCCTATAACACTTCGGCTATCCTGTCTTTGCAGAGAGCCGCAGCCACGCCTACTGAAATGATTAAGCAGAGACTTTATTCTGCTGTCGAAGAACTCTTCTATGTGTTCCTCGAATTCATGGGCGAATACTACGGCGAGCGGCCTGTTGATATGCCTACTCCTGATGAAGTAAGGCAGGCATACGAGTTTGTGGGCATGGCTGGACAGATTCCTGAAGAAGTGCCGATGCCGTTTGACTTCAGCATCATCAAAGAGAACCCGATGCTTATCAAGTTAGATGTCGGTGCATCGTCCTATTACTCTGAGATTGCGTCCATGCAGACTCTGGACAATCTACTCCAGACCGGAGCCATTAGCATTGTGGATTATCTGGAGCGTGTGCCTGACAGCTACATCCCCGGCAGACGCAAGCTGATTGCGAAGAAACAGGAAGAGGAACGGCAGGCCCAGATGATGCAGCAGATGCAGGCAATGATGATGGGTATGCCTCCTGAAATGGCAGGAATGGGCGGCGAAGCAGAAGTACCGCAGGCCGGAGTCGGAGGCGAGGGCATTGGAGGAGCTCCCGCAGACGGAGGCCCGATAATGGAGAATTTACAGGCAGAGCCTGAGATCACGGGCGGTCGTGGATACAGAGCGGCTGCACGAGCAATTAATGGAGGAGCGTAATTATGGCAGTTAGAGAACTGAAGCGTGAACGTATTGATGCAGATGTCGTTTATGTCGAGTTTGCAGGCAAGACAAGCGACACGAAGCCAGTAGGCAATTATGCCACGGGCTCAAAGTTTTTCAATATCCAGACAGGCAAGACCTACTACTATGACGAGAAAGGCTCGTCCGGCAGTGAGTGGATTGACCCGACTGCCACCTGATGGAGATATTAGATTACTTATTCTTCATTATCACATTCACTTTGATATTTGAAGCGGGATACCAACGCTTTAAATAAATCTTTACTGGAAGCCGGGACACCAACGGCAGAAAGGGAAAGCAATGAACGAAAACGAAACCAAAGAAGAAGTCGAACTTTCTGACGACGAACTTCTTAAGGCCGTTGCAGACATGTGGGATAGCGTAGACGAAGACGACGATTTTGTCGAAAACGAGTACGTTGGGAGCGATGACAACGATGAGCCAGTCGATGACAGCGAACCCGAGCAGGAAGAGGATGGCGACCTCGAGCCTGACCACGATGACGAACAGCCGGAAGAAAAGCCGGAAGAGTCCGAGGAACCGCGAGCTGAAACTGAAACGGCAAACCAGCGTTTCAAGATTAAGTATAACGGCAACGAAGAAGAGTACGACTTAGACCAGATGACGACACTTGCCCAGAAAGGCCGGGATTACGACCATGTTCGTGAAGACCGTGACACGATAAAAGGCAAGTTCGGCAAGTACGAGGGATTCCTCCAGAAGCTCGCTGATAAGGCAGGCGTATCTATCGAAGAACAGATCGACCTAACTGAAGCGATGTGGCTGATGGACGAAGAGGCAGAAAAGGGTAACACCCTTACGGAAGCTGAAGCTTTGCTTCGTGTGCAGAGGAACAGAAATACTGCCTCTGAGAAAGAAGAAGCAAAAGGCGACAGCAATGCAGACAGGGAAGTCGCCAGATTCATGGCTACTTATCCCGGCGTGAAGTACGAAGATATTCCCCAGAAAGTGTGGGATGTCGCAAACCAGACTGGCGATCTTGTTATGGCTTATACCATGAACGAGATTGAAAAGCTAAAGTCTGAGAATGAGAAACTAAAGAAAGACGCTCAGAATGAGCGTAATGCACAGCGGAGTACCGGGCCTCTCAAAACTTCCGGTACTAAGAAGAAGAGAAGCGTAATAGATGATGCGTGGTACTCCGATGATTAAATAATCATTAGAGGTGAATTAAATTATGGCTACTCCGGGTAGCACTGGTTCTATCAACCTTGTAAGCGAATTTTCGCCCAAGGTCATGGAACGTTTCAAACAGAAATCTGTTACTGAGGGTATCTTCAGCAACGAGTATACTTGGTCGGGCGTTGAAACCGTCCGTATCCCCAGCGTAGATACTGTCCCTCTGAACGACTACAATGCCGAGCGTGTTGACGGCGGTTCCCGTTACGGCTCCCTCATCAACCTTGGCGATACCTATCAGGAGCACAGCGTTAAGGACAAGAAGTCCTTTATCTTCGCTATCGACAATACCTACAACACCCAGCAGAAAATGCTTCATAAGGCCACGAAGGACATGAAGCGTGAAGTGGACGAGGTTGTTATCCCGTACATTGACAAGTATCGTATCCGCAAGATGGCTGCTGCTGGTACCGCAGGCAACAACAACATCGCCTCCGAGACTCTGACTACTGGAAATATCGTTGACACCATTATGAGCGCCAATGCTGCGATGAGCGAGAATCTGGTTCCTGAAACCGGGCGTGTTCTGTACATCTCCCACAAGACCGCTCTGCTCTGCAAGCTCGCAGATCAGGTCGTCGGCGTTCCTGCTGTTTCCACTTATGGCGGCGGCGCGAGCGGCGTTGGCAAAGGCTCTATCGGCGAAAAGGCTATCGTGAATGGCATCCTTGGCGAGATCGACGGTTGCCAGATTAAGCGTGTGCCGTCCGGCTATCTGCCTCCGAATGTGGAGTTCATGATTGTCAAGAAAGGCATCTGCTTCGCTCCGAAACAGCTTCAGGACTTCTCGATTCATCCGGGCGCTCATGTCCTGAACGGCAAGATCGTGACTGGCCTTGTGCAGCATGACTGCTTTGTCCCTGTTGGCAAAGAGAAGTGCATCTTCGTGGTTACGAAGTCTGGAAGTGGTAGTATCGCTATTATTGGTTCTGGTGTTCTGACGCTGGCTGATGGCACTTTGGACATCTCCGGTTCCGGCAGCGCCTACACCGCTACGCTCGATCATTCCGATGGTGCTGCGACTGTTGCAGTCTCCACCACGAATGGCAGCGGCGTTGTTACGGCTGATGTTATTGGTGTTCACTCCTCCGATGAGGCTAAGGTCAAGGCCAACTTCGACCCGACCACCAACACCATCACCCTTACCCCGCTTGCTGACAGCGGCACTGTGTACATCACTGTTGAAGCTAACGGTAAGCTCGGTTACGACTCCCCGGCGAATGCCGTCCTGACGCTCACGCTTCAGGCGTAATCGCTAAAACAATAAGGCCCCCGGCTCTTCGGGGGCCTTACTTCTAAGGAGTGAATTACTATGACTGAACAGAGATTGCTTGGCAGAATGACGCTGGGCGACTGTGTGAATTATCTTGAAAAACAGCTCAGCGGCGTAAGCGGCGAAGTTGCTACTGCCGAAGCTATGCTTGCCATTGAAGACTTGCCTACAGATGCCGGAGAGTATGTCCTTACTTGCACGGTTACTGAGGGTGCAGAAGAGAGCGATCCGGTAGAGTATACGTTTAGCTGGGAGTCTCTTGGCGAATAAGAAAGGATGATGCAGAATGTTTCCCCAAAACAATCTGGACAACTATCAGAGACAGGCTAACGAGCTTTTAAACAAGATAGGACAGCTTCAACAGTATCAGCCAATCCCGCCTGTACCAGTACCGCAAATCGACTATGTGAATGGGATTGATGGAGCTAAAGAGTATCTTCGCAATATGCCAGCAGGCGGCAAGAAAATCCTGATGGATCAGGAAGAGGCAAAGTTTTTTGTTGTTTCGAAAGATGCCAACGGTACGCCTGCCCCGATTGCTTTTGCGAGCTTCATTTTGGAGACAGAGCATGAGCCTATATCTCCTGAGTATGTGACAAAAGCAGACTTCGATGCTGCTATGGCTGAATTAAAAGGAATGCTAAGAGGGGAACAGACATGAATCCTATCATGAATATGTTTAATAACAGTCAAGGCGGGACATCAATTTTATTGCAAGCTGTGGGTGCAGCGTTGCGCGGAGAATCACCACAAACATTTATGAAAAGGCTCGCTAACTCTCACCCGCAGCTTCGTAAGATGAATCTTGACGATCTTTACAATTCTGCACAGCAGCTTTGTCAGGAGCGTGGCCTTGATGCTGAGAAGGTCGCAGAAGAAATCGACACAGTTGTGAATCCTCTGATCAAATGACAGAAGATGAACTGGAGATTTTCGTAAACGATCTTCTGGACGGTGGTAAATATGACGGTAGAACAAGCGAAAAAAGCGGTACTTGATTTAGCTAAGAGCGAAATTGGGTATCATGAGAAAGCAAGCAACTACAACTTGAATGATCCGACAGCAAACTCAGGTGGGGCTAATTACACAAAATACGCTGAGTATCTGGATAGCTTTGCAGGCTTTTATAACGGCCCTAAGAACGGTTATGCATGGTGCGATGTCTTTGTAGACTATCTGTTTGTAAAGACGTTTGGAGTAGAAAAGGGCAGGCAGATGCTTTGCCAGCCGATGAATAGCATGGGTGCAGGATGCCTGTATTCAGCCCAATACTATAAGGATGCAGGACGCTGGCATAGAAATGCACCAGAACCCGGCGACCAGATTTTCTTCTCATACAGCGCAGGCGAGTATAGTCATACTGGCATTGTGGAAGAAGTCAATGGCGACACAGTAACGACCATTGAGGGCAACACATCTGATTCTGTAGGTAGGCGAACTTATAACATCGGCAATGCCAGTATTGCAGGATTCGGCACGCCGAACTGGAAACTTGCAGAAGATTGGGTAGTTGTCGTAAATGGGCAGATTGTCAACAGTTCCGAGTGGACACAAGAAGAGAAGCCGATAGAGCAGACGCAGACAAGTGTGTGGAAAGAAAATCATGCTTGGATTCCACCCTTGTTGAAGTATGACCCTGACAATTACTTTGAAGCGTGCAAGGCGGCTCAGGCTCTGCTGAACTGCCATAACTTCGACAGCGGAAAGGCTGACGGTTATTTTGGCCCTAAGACTGAAGCTGCGGTTAATAAAGCCAGACGATTCTATGGCGGCGAGGCTACCAGCATGATCGATGATTGGCTCTGGGATAAACTTGGGGTGAACTGATATGGAAGACATCAAAGACCTCGAAGAAAGAATCCGTAAGCTTGAGTCACGGATGGCTCAGAAAGATGTAGAGTTTGCTGTGATTAATACCAAGCTGACAGCCATTTTATGGGGCGTTGGCGTTACGGGTACGGCTATTATAGGCGTGCTTGTGAAGATGCTATGGGGGGTATGAACATGACGATTGAGTTTTGGAAGGCTGCATGTATCCGAGCAATCAGGACTGTAGCCCAGACTGCTGTGGCTATGATTCCTGTATCCGCTTTGATTACCGAAGTAGACTGGCTGGCTGTCCTGTATACATCGGCTCTGGCTGGTGTGGCATCCATCCTGACGAGTATTGCGACAGGATTGCCTGAAGTCTAAGAAAGCGAGGTGGCTTAATGCTACCAGATTATGAAATAATCCAGCACAAGATATACGACGTTCCGAGCATTAAGATATACCCCGTCTTCGATGTGCATCATGGCTCTCCAGAAAGCAGGATGGACGACTTTATTAAATTCGTTAATCATGTAGCGGAGACTCCGAACGAATACGTCATCCTTGGGGGCGACTTAATCGATAATGGCACAAAATCAAGTGTGACGAACTGCTTTCGTGCGACCATCCCTCCGAGCCAACAGAAGAGGGAAATGGCGAACATCCTCGCTCCGCTTGCAGAAAAGGGCAAAGTGCTTGGAGCCACTACCGGAAATCACGAGCGGCGCAATAGAGATGTTGATGACGACCCTGTTTATGATATTTGCTGCAAGCTTGATATTGAGAATCTTTATAGAGAGAATGTTTGCTTTATTAAGATT